GCGCCTGGCTGACGCTTGTCGGGGTGAATAACGAAACTCAGGAAACGATTCGACTCGAGGAGATAAAAATTGGCAACGTCTCAGGCCATTATTGATTTGTCCGCGATACCTGTACCGGATGTAGTGGATGTGCCGGACACCGCTGTGCTGGTCACTCAGATAGTGGCGAAGTATCAGGAGCTGGATACGTTGTTTTCGGCTCTGGTGGAATCTGATCCCGCATATAAATGGGCAGAGGCGCTGGCTTATCGGGTGGCGCTGATGCGCCAGCAGATCAATGATGCTGTCCGTGCTGTACTGCTTGCCAGTGCCGGTGGGAACGACCTGGATCAGGTTGGCGCGAATTATCAGGTTCAGCGGCTGGTTATTACCCCGGCAGACGACAGCACCATTCCGCCCACGCCGGCGGTGTATGAAGATGATGACGCTTTTCGCGAACGTATCCAGTTGTCATGGGCACGGCTCAGCACCGCCGGCGCGAAAAATGCGTATCACTATTTTGCACAAAGTGCTGATCCTGATGTGCTGGATGTGAAGGCTTACGGGCCGGAAACACATTCGCAGGAAGGCCGGGTTTTTCTTTATGTGTTATCCCGGTCCGGAAATGGCACTGCATCACAACCCCTGCTGGATAAGGTGGCAGCATCAGTCTGTGATGATGAAACCCGTCCCCTGACGGATTTTGTCAGTGTCCGGACGGCAGAAATTATTCCCTACGATGTGGTGGCGGATATTATGGTGCTCTGCACCAGACCGGGGTGATTACGGTGAATCTGACCTCACCAGCCAGTGATATCGTTCCTGCGATGGGGCAGGCACCGTGGTGCCGTAGGGTAACGCTGAATAAGGTGGAGACAACCGATGAATGACGATATCAGGAGCATACTGCCGGTCAGTGCCCGCCGGGCAGAGCGGGTGGTGGACTGTGTCGCCGGAGATATGCTGTCAGACATAGCGGTCTGCCTGATCCGCTATGTGAAAAATCCCGATTTATGCCCTGCTGAATTGCTGCCATGGCTGGCCTGGGAAATGGCGGTGGATACCTGGAATGAACACTGGACGGAGACGGAAAAAAGGTCTGCGATAAAACGTGCTGCTTACATCCACCGCCACAGAGGGACTAAAGCGGCGCTGATGGCATCGCTGGCTGACAGTCCCTTCCGGTCGCAGATTGTTGAGTGGTATGAGCAGACCCCACCCGGGGAGCCGTATACCTTTCGTCTGAACGTGGAGCAGAAGGATTTACCGGTGCTGATGAATGATCATCAGGATCTGAAGCATGCGGTGCTTCGTGCGAAAAATCTGCGCTCATGGTTTTCGGTTCACGTTTATGGTCGCAGTGCAGGCCCGGTTTATGCAGCCGGTTACGCCTGTGCCACCGAATATATAAGGAGCCGCATTTTTCCGACCGGTATCACCCTGACGGAAACGGAAGTCTGGCTGGAGCCCGGGGAATGTCGTTTTATCGGCGTCACTATCCTGCCACCGGAGGCGGAAGACAAAAGTTTCACTGTCCGGGTTGCAGAGCCTGGTTGTGTCACAGCCACCCTGGCGGAAGGCGGTTTTCTACTGACGGGACAGACGTACGGAGAATGCCAGGTTACCGTGACCACCCTCAACGGTATCAGTTGCACGGTCAGCGTGAAGGTGGTTCCGGTGCTGGCGTTTGTCTCCCGGGTGGAGTCTGCTGACCGGCCCTTATTTTTTGTCCGGCCTGAAAACGCTGATTTCCTGATTAATTACGGTGACGGTGATAACAGAGAGTATGCGCTCAGGAGTACAAATTCCGGTGTGCTGTATGGTGTATACGCCACACGCCCGCTGACGGAGGGTACCGAATATCTTATTACCGTAAAAAACCCCGGGCAGGCCACGCTGCAACGCACAGCAGACGCGTTCTCCGCCGCCCTGAATCCGGTCACGGAGCTGGTTCGTTATACGGGAACAGTGAGTTCATTAGCGTCGTTTGTCAGTGGACAGCGAAACCTGGTCACTGTACATGACGACGCCTTTAAGGGACTGCAGGGGGTACGGGACTGTTACAGCCTGTTTACTGGTTGTACCGCACTGGAGACGGTTCCCGCCACACTCTTCGCCGGCTTCACTGAGGCCCGGAGTTTCAGAGGCGTCTTCAGTAATTGTACCTCGCTGTCAGCTGTCCCTGACGGCTTATTCCGTGGTCTGGAGAACGCGGGTACGTTTGACAGTGCATTTTATGGCTGCAGCGCGTTGCAGACGGTGGGGCGAGACCTGTTTTCAGGCTGCACATCGGCCAAGGATTTTGGCAGGCTTTTTTATAACTGTACCTCACTGACCAGTATCGGCGAGGGGCTGTTTACTGGCTGTGTCAGTGCCACGCAGTTCAGGGAGGCGTTTTATTCCTGCAGTCGACTGGCGACCATTCCCGGAGGTATCTTCAGCCATGTGCCTGGCGGGGATTTTTCCCGGACATTCAGCAAATGTACGTCACTGACGGCGGTACCTTCCGGGATGTTCAGCCCGTGCATCCGCTCAACGACATTCCGGGAGGCATTTATGGACTGCAGTGCATTACAGTCCCTCCCGGATGGCCTGTTTGAAAATCTGACCAGCGTCACCACCTTCAACAGTGTGTTCAGAAACTGTACGGCGCTGCGTACCACCGGAGACCATCTGTTCCGTAACTGCACGGGGGCAGGAGATTTTTCTTTCGCATTTTACGGTGATAAATCACTGCAAAGCACCGGAGAGGGGCTTCTGGCAGGCTGTACCGGTGCAAAAGACTTTGCTTCGGCATTTTATAACTGCCGGGTGCTGAGCGTAATGCCGGATTTTGGTGACTGCCGTGAGCTGACGACCCTTCATTCTGCATTTCGTAACTGCGAGTCACTGACGGAGATCCCTGACGGTGCGTTCAGAGGGGCTGAAAATCTCATCAACGTGTATAACGCCTTTATGGCGTGTTCCGGTCTGCTGCGCGTGGGGGAACGTGTATTCAGTGACTGCACCGCCCTGACACAGGTCCGGGGGCTGTTCGTCGACTGTGTCTCGCTGCGCTCTGTTGGAGCCCGCTTATTTGACGGGTGCTCAGAAATTAAAGAGCTACTGGAGGTATTCAGGAACTGCCGCGCTCTGCGCACCCTGCCGCTGATGCTGTTTGGCAATGTTCCCGGAGTCACCTATCTCTGGATGACGTTCAGTGGCTGCATTTCGCTGGAAAGCCTCCCGGACGACCTGTTTGGAGCCATGACGAAACTGACGACCGCCAGGGGTATTTTTTATTCCTGCACATCACTGACCACTGTTCCGCCCGGTGTGTTTGAGCACAATCCGCTGCTGGTTACGGTGGAGAGTGCTTTTGCGGGATGTACAGCGCTGCAGACCGTACCGGAGTCGCTGTTTGCTGCCTGTCCGCTGATATCCGTCTTCCTGAGTGCGTTTTCTGAAACCGGACTGGTCTCAGTGCCTGCAGGGCTGTTCCGTCACAACCTGCACGTCACCACGTTCAGTAAGGTGTTTATGAAATGTTCCCGTCTGGAGGTGGTCCCCGCGGATCTGTTTTCCGGTAACAGTCTGGCCACGGATTTCAGCTATGCGTTCAGCCAGTGCACATCACTGAAACAGGCGGAAACAGGCTTGCTTTCCGGTACAGCGGTATCGGATGCCGGGCACCTCTTTGACAGATGTGTATCACTGGAAAGTATTGTGGAGGCGATTTTCAGCCCGGATTTTTTCAGTACGGTGACGGATGTAAGAAGCGCGTTTGAAGGGTGTGTGAAGCTGCGCGGGCACGGGCTGTCATTTATCAGCAGACTGCCTGAGCAGGTCATCCATGCAAGAACACTGTTTCAGTGCACAGCACTGGACGATTACGGCGAATTGCCGACAGGATGGAGTTAACCATGACGTTCGTTCAGATGAAGACGTTAATTCATTTCTGCCAGACGGACAGTTGTTTCGTTGCGTACCTGCAGACACTGGCCCGGGCCGGGGTTCTGGTGATTAACGACGGAGACATTGATGAAGAGAAAAAAGAGGTCAGCCCGGAACTCCGTGACCGCCTTGTCCGTGTATTTGGTCTGACCACAGAGGAGGCTGTATGTCCGGACTTGTCCTGACGCTGGCCGGGGCCAGGGAGATTGAAGCCGCCTGGCAGGCCGGTAAAACGGTTGTTCTGTCAGATGTGGTACTGGGTGACGGTGGTGACGGAAACCTGCCGGATACACCGGATGATATGGCGGCGGTCACGCAGTTGTATGGGCCGTTTGGCAGTGAACCCTTTTCCACAGCCGGCAGTGACGAAGGGATGATCAGTGGTCAGGTGGTGATTGACTGCAAAAAATATCCGGGAAAAATCCTGCGTGAACTGGGGCTGCGCAGTCGTTCAGGTACGCTGATTGCTTACGGGCGCTATCCGGATACGTATCTGCCTGCCCAGACGGATTCCATTGTGAAAGAAGTGATTATCACACTGGTGCTGACACTGACGCATGCGGAAAGTGTGGTGGTGGAAATTGACCCGAACAGGGCCATTATTACTCAGGAAATCGGAGACAGACGCTATCTGCAACGAAAAAAGAATCTTTCGGATGTGGAAGACAAGGATGAGGCTGTTGAAAACCTCGGATTAAAACCCACGGTGGACAAGGCAAAAAATGCCGTTCAGCGTGATGGTGACACCATGACCGGGGAACTGAAAATCCGTGGCGTTAATGCGCTGAGGATTTTCAACGACGCTTTTGGCCTTATTTTTCGTCGTTCGGAAGAGTGCCTGCATCTTATCCCTACCAGTGAAGGTCAGGGCGAGAATGGCGATATTGGTCCACTTCGACCGTTCACTATTAATCTGCGGACGGGTGAAATATCCATGTCGCATAAAGTGTCTGTTGGCGGCGGTTCTCAGGTCAATGGTGCGCTGGGTATATCGGCGTTCAGAACGCGCTGGGCGGAAACTCAATTGCTTTCGGGGATAACGATACAGGTATAAAACAAAACGGCGACGGCATTCTGGATGTTTATGCGAATGGACAGCATGTATTTCGTTTCCAGAATGGTGTGGCGATAGCGTTAAAAAATATTCAGGCCGGAAATGCTAAAAAATTCACGTTATCCAGCGCCAACAACTCCACGAAAAACGCAACGTTTAATTTATGGGGTAATTCATCCCGACCTGTAGTTGCAGAGCTTGGTGATGATTCCGGCTGGCATTTTTACAGCCAGAGAAATACCGATGGCAGTATCACATTCGCTGTAAACGGACAGATGACCCCATCAAACTATGGAAATTTCGATGCCCGTTATCAGCAGCGAAATGGCGGCGTGCAGGATGTGCGTTATGGTTCCGAAATGTTCTATAACCCTGGGGGAAATGAAATTTCCTGGACATTTCGCTCACCTGCAGGCTACGGGTTATCCGGTATTAATGTGCAGGAAACCGGAAGTAATTCGGCAGATAACATCGGCGGCGTGTATTACCGTCCGCTTCAGAAACTGATTAATGGCACCTGGTATAACGTGGCGAGTGTTTAACAATGTTACATTTAAAAAATATTACTGCGGGTAATCCGAAAACCGCGGAACAATATCAGCTGACAAAACAATATGGTGTCACCTGGCTTTTTTCGGAAGACGGAAAAAACTGGTATGAAGAACAGAAGAATTTTGCCAGTGACACCATAAAAATGGTTTACACCGGAGACGGGCGCGTGGTGTGGGTCGGTAAGGATGTGACAGGCATTGAACCCCGTAACGCCAGTGTTATTGAAGTTCCTGATATTACCGCTAATCGCCGTATTACCGTGCCTGGTTACTGGTTTTACCGCGACGATAAATTTGTCTTCGACTACAAACTTAAAGCGGAAGATGAGCGCGATGCCCTGTTAAAACAGGTCAGCATCATGACCAGCGAGTGGGAAAAAGACCTGCTGCCGGGATTAATCAGTGACGAAGACAGGGAGAAGCTGAAAGCGTACCGCATTTACGCGAAATCGCTGCAGGCGATGGATTTCAGCGCTATTACGGATAAGACCACATACAACAATATTAGCTGGCCTGAGCAGCCACAAAATACCTGAAAAAGAAGTTAATCATCTGACCGCCTGAGGGCGGTTTTTTTATGGGAGAAATGTATGTCCGGATTACATGGTGTTGAAACCATTGAACTGACAACAGGCACGGTTGCCGTGCAGACCATCTCCACGGCAGTGATTGGCCTGGTGGGGACTGCGCCGGGCGCCTCCGGCGGTGTGTGCGCTTCCGGTACTGCTGGCTCGTGGCTGCTGGGAACGGCGCTGGATTTCACGGCGAAACAGGAGGGCCGGGTCGGCAATAAGATTTCGGTGGTTGCCGTCGCGGCCAC